CGGGTCATCCTTTTCCCATGTAGGAATAACCGTTGAGCATAAAAATTTCTCTCTACCCAATAAATATTTTTTTAATATCTCAAAACACCTGGGACAATTTACATATTCGGTACAAAACGAACCTCTTTCAGACATCTTTATTCTCCTGCCGTTCAGGTTGAACTTTATCCAATAAAATAGTTTTCTCTACCTTAACGCTCGGCACATTACCATTGTTAAAATTTACCGATATTTTGCCATGAATATTCGGGTCATTCTTTAAGTAGTTAAAGAAGAACTTCGTTATTTTGGCCAATGATATTTTAGTTTTATCTTTCATCGTTTCGCACTTCCTGCCGCCTTCTGCACATTCATCATCATTTCCTGCTCCGCCATCTGCCGGGCCTGCTGCTGGCTGGCTTGCAGGTCGGCGACAATAGCGTCCTTATTCGGAATATCAGCCGCTTCCAGGAGGAACTTCGGAGCAATCGGAACACCCGCCTGGGCCATTTCAAGCAGCGTCAGGTAATTGGCTATCCTCATTGTCGGAGCGTGAATACTCATAGCAACTTTAACTCCGTATTTACCTATCCGCAAATCACCGAGATTATTGAGGTCCAGAGGCTCCCTGGTCGCTGAGTCAACCAATGCCTCCTCATCAATTATCGCCTGTATTTCCTGGTCTGAATAGACATCGCGTTTCCGTATAAACTCCAATAAGAGATCGCCGAATATTTGCAATGTGCGATTAAAATTGTCAAATACAATCTGGCTTATCATCATGCCCTGATTCTGTTGAAGCATAATCGCTTTGCCCGACATCTGCTTTTCGGGTGTCTGGCCCTGAAGTTCGGTATTAACACCGGAAATATCGTTCATGTCCTGGGCGGAAAGCTGGTCTAAGCTCAAATGGCCGGTTGATATATTGACCGGCTCAATGCGCTTCAACATCGCGCCGGGCTTTTGTTTTATCTGGATACCAGGGACAGAACCGAATTGTTTCAAATCGTTCCATTCCTGAGAAGTCAGGGCATCTCTATCGCCCTGCCAGCCCGAATTGCTCGATTGGTTCAAATGGTGAAGCGCCTGGCTCCGCCTCTTATTATGCTCCATCTGCGGGTCTTTGAGATTATCCACCACACCCATCTCGTAGCCATCCACATAATACGCTACGAACCGGGCGAAGGGGAAGTCTGTAATGCCGTCTAACGGGTCGTCCACGTGTTCCAATACAACGTTGTTCACAAACGTAGTTTTGTGCAATATCGGGACAATCCGCTCAATAGCCCTGAATCTTTGAGGGTCTTCGGCAAGTGTATCGGCCAGCGTTGTTTTGGTTTTATCCACAACTCTAACCTCGAGTGTTTCAATATTGATGAGAAGTTTCCTTTTTTCCCAACTGCGCCACCAGCACTCTTTGATCAGGTACTCCTTTTCCTGTCCATCAGGCATATCCTCGCCGGGCAGCCCGCCTTTATCTTCGTCCTGGTAATCGTCTGTTTCCTCCGTTACAATAGCGGTCCCATTCTCTGCTGTATCGAGACCAATAGAGATAATGTTCTTTTCGCTGTCGGGAAAATTAAGAATTATCTCGTCCTTCGTCCAGCGCCACAGGCGAAATATATACTTAGCGTTCCTGTTGAGGTCATAGCCGTCGGCGTGCGGGTCCTCCCGTACATTAAACGGAGATAAATTACTGATTACTAAATCCCCGTTAATTGGGTCCTTAATATACTCAACATCCATGAAAAGCCACCCCTTGCCGGTACATAATCCGTTGAAAAACATGTCCGAGCATTCCCACAGGGCGTTGTTATCATCCATTGCGTGTTTCATTAAGGCAGTAAATATCTCGGCAACGTTTCTATTACCACCCTTACGCGGAAATACATGATAGTCCTGTCTGTTGTTGCGCTGAGCACCTGCCAGTAGGTTAATTTTCGGAAATATCTTATTGATCGTTATGGCCGGTCGTTTTTCTGACTCTAATTTAGCCAAATCGTCTTTTTTCCACTGATGTTCACCGCCAATATAAAAACGAATACCCTCCCTGGCACGGTCCAGCCATCTGTCCCTGCCCTGTTTATTGGCCTGCTTATAAAAACCCTGGACCTTCTTCAGTATTTCAGTGTCATTCAGTTTGGCCATACTTTTCAACCTTCTAATACAAACGTTTTATTAAACGCATCTGGTGTCCAAATATCAAAATAACGGCCCTCTTGAACAACCCAATCGTTTTCCTGGGCAAGTTGAAAGCCATCTTCTTCGTACCACAGAGCAAGCACGCCAAATTTATCCCCGCTAAATGTTACCAATTCAGCCCAGGGAGTCTCGCTCTGGTCCGAAACATATCTACCGCCCGACGCTTTCCTCGCCTCTACAAAAGCACGCACTTCATCCCGCGTATCCGGACGCAACTGAACCGCCTCTATTGTTTTTGTTGTTGTTATTCCTTTTACTTTATATTTGGCCATAATTTACCTCACGTTTATACCACCCTGATTATCTGCGCGTCCGGGTGCATTCCGATAATATCCGAAATACAGTTCATCAAATTATGCTCCCTGTCAGCCAGAAAGACAGGTATTCCCCGCTCTTTGTAAAATTCGGCCAGAGACAACTTTAAATGACCCATCCCCTTCAGGCCCCTCGCGAACCAATCCTGCATGGATTGCCACGCGTACATAGTGCAGATCAAGGCCACCGGTTTATTGGGATCGCTATCCTCCAACGCAAGGGGCACATCGGCCGCCTGGACAACCCTTACCTTATACGTTGACTTAATCTCGGACTCTAAAACTTCTGCGGTCTCTGCTGCCATATTTTACCTCACGTCCCAGGCAAAGTTAGGGTCCTGCATCGCCCTGGCCGTAGCGCTGCCGGCGGGCGGAATCACTTTGGTTTGAGGCTCCTTCGCTGCCTGCTGCAACTCACCGGCCCGAACCTCCATCATTCGGGACAATTCTTTAAACTTGTGTATGTCTGCATCTGAAGCGTCTTTGCGGTATGTACCGTCCTTCTTGAGAATCCTGGCCCCCAGTTTATCTAACGTGTTTTTCGCTTTTACGATGTCCATATCTAACTCCTTAACATGACATAGCGGTCAGTGCCGGGGACCGCCGATAGCTATCAGTATTAAATCCTGCCCTGCGCCTCGAGAGCGTATTACGAATCTGCTCTACAGCGCAGAGGTGAGCAACCCCCTGAACGTAACAATCCGCCCGGTCCGGACTGTGACCGCCGAGCCTCTTTTTTATGGCTTCTTTACCCTCGACCAGCAATTTGCCCTGCCGGAACTCATATTTCGGCGTACATAGTTGGCTGCGAAGCGTCTGGTCCCTGTAGTTCAGGTCAATATCGCCGTCGGAAAACATCTGAGCGACCTCGTTCCATATCTCGGCCCGCTGGTTATAATACTCATCGGGCCGTCGGCTCTTAGCGGCTCCATTAAACGCTATCACTTCATATTTGCCGTCTGACATGGCGTGCAGTTGATCGACCAGGCCCCCACCAAGGCCACACTCGTCAATTACTACCGCCTGAGCCGGGCCAAGCGTTTCTTTATCCCCATTGGCCATGGTATGGGAAAAATCCTCAATCGCCATTTTGTGAATCAGGTTAGCCGTAAAATGCAGGTCTTTTTGCCCGTAGATTTTCTCCTCGACAATATCAGAATTGCGGAGCCGATATATTACCGTCTCATCATCGCCGAACCGGGCAGGATCGCAACTTATAATATGGCGAACCCAGCCGCTCTGGAGAGTGCGGTTATATGCATTTTGAATCCACCGGTCGTGAATTACTTGATCAGCCCCCTCAACGACGTCCCATGAACCATACAGGTAAGCCTGGAGCAGTTCAGGGCGGTGCCGGAAGGCATCCTGGAGTTTGGCCTCGTAATCGGCTGGCAGGAACTTATTATCACTTGGAAGCGATTGAATAAAACGCTTTTGGCCTGTTTGGTCAGGGAACGTAATGAACTCGTCTTTTAGCCAACATTGGGCGGGGTTGGCCGTCCAGAGTCCCTTAGTCGGCACCGCCCGGCCGTTAATAGACAACCTGAGTGTTGCCCGCAACAAACTGGCCTCGTCTCGCGTTATTTCCTCCGCCTGGTCCACGAAAAAGAACCCATACTCAGCCGAATTAAACTTATTGACATCCTCCCGGGAATCAAATCCGCCGTAACAAACTTTGACTGTGTCCTCGATCACAATTTCTTTAGCCTGGGCCCGGAGCGTGTAATTTTCGAAGGGTATGGCTTTTTTCCACGTTTCGAGCGTTGTATCGCTGAAATCGACCGACTGCTTGCGGCCCATGAACCCCACGGGCAGGGGATATTTTGATGGTTTAAGCCTAAATTGCTGAATAATCTGGCGCGAGTAAAGATATACCCACCGGCAGCCGCAATAGCTCTTCCCGCCCCCTTTAGCACCACCAAAGAGAACCTCCACAACCGCGGGGTCATCCAGCGCATCCAAACACTCCGTCTGGCGTGGGTGAAATTGCCAATTTGTGTAAGTCTTTGCCATTGCTATCATTACCCGCCAAAAAAGAAGGGCCGCACAATTAAATAAATAACCATGCGGCCCGTAATAGCCGTGATTACGCACACCAGGGAGATCAGCCCCCGGCTGCTACCTCTTTTTTGGCATTATTTCGGTTTTTCTCCTAAATATTGTTTGATTACCCTGATCGCCACCGGCCCGCCGCCTTCGCCCGATATATGCTGCCGGTCCACGAACATCGCCAGGTGACGACCTTGCAACTCCAAAGCCTTTAACTCCGCCCTGAAGTTATTGGCTGCCTTAGCCCGAATTCGCGTATCCTCAATGTCTCGCAGTACTTTATCAGCGGTAATCTGTGTACGCCTTGTTTGTTTTTCTCTTAACTTTTCAATATGTTTTTGAATTTCAACATTCTTCAGCAGTCGCTGACCAATGCTGTAAGCTGTTTTTTTGCTATACCCCGCCTTGATTCCCGCCTGGGTAGCGTTCAAATCGACGAGATATTCCTGACAAAACCGCTTCTGTTTATCTGTCAAAGCAGGCTTACTAACATTTTTTGATTTTTTATTCATCATCTAACAATATACCACCAGTATTCACAATTGTCAAGCAATTTAGTGATTCTTTTATGGTTCTTTCTTTTATGTACGGATTTTTCGGACAGTTGTGTACGGGTTTTTCGGACACCCTGTACGGATTTTTCGGACACCTCGTTTTTTGGAAACTGTACGGGTTTTTCGGACACTTTTTCAGGCTCAACTGTACGGATTTTTCGGACAGTTTCGGAAGGCAAACTATATAAATTACTTTTACCGTGTGTATTGTGTATTCGCTTAACCGGCCAACCCATACCTATTATGGTTTTTATTTTTGACTTTTGTCAAGCGAATTCCAAAAATCAACAACTTCCACAAAGTTCTTCTTATTGTCCTGTCCTGTCCTGTCCTGTCCTGTCCTGTCCTGTCCTGTCAGCGTTACTGCCGTTACGTAACGTTACGCCCGTTACTGCCGTTACTTCCGGTTTTTCCTTTTGCCCGGCCCGGTAGCAAAATATTGAACTCAGGGGGACACTATTTGTGCGATTTTAAGAAGTGCGCCGGAAGTGCGGCGGTTTTAGTTGGGCCAGCGGGGAAGCCCCCGAAATAATAATCACGGAAGATACATTAGCGAAAGAAATAAACGATCAATTACGGGAATTTTTGGAAGATTTTGAATGAGGCACGAAATCACGCGGAAACACGCACCGCGTGATTTCGTTTAGCTGCCGCGTGTTTTTTCGCGCGTTTTCAAAAAGTGAGGTTTGATATGGACGGTACTAAACGATACAAAAGCAAATATTATGCCGAGCAGGTAGCCCAAAAGCTCTTAAACAAATACCCTTATTTTATCGCCCTTGATGAGAATGGAGAATATTGCTACCGTCCCCAGCACGGGTTAGTCGCAACTGTCATACGTAACAATATCGAACCCATAATTGAAAACGATAGTCGCCGTGCCAAGAGAGTAGCGACAACTTTACATTTAAAAGAAAGTGAGGTTTGAGAATGGATAAGGCGGAACTTATCCGCGAGGCGGTAATTGACGAGCTCGCCCGGCGCGGCTGGACTATCTACCGGCTGACGCGGGCGATGGGGGAAGATGGAATCAGGTTGCAGACAGCGATTTACGGTTGGCTGGCCGGGAGGCGTCGTGTAACCGACTCGACCGCTTCCATGATACTTCATCGCTTAGACCTAAAACTGTTTTAATTGTGCGTTTCTTGCCCAGCGACATTTTGCATTTGAAACTATGAGCTTCCTCATATAATCTTTTTAAGAGCGAACAAGTGTCCTGGCTTATCACTATGCACTCACGGTTTTGCAGTATCTGCCAGCCTTTTTTCTCAATGCTTTTGAGTAATTGCGTAAAACCAGCCGTTACTATTTTGGGCCAAACTTCCTGCATTTCAACCAGCAACTGTTTTTTGTCTTTAGGAACCGTGCATAGCGAAGTAAGCAAAAACACTTCCTGGGTAACAAAACAACGATAGGATTCAATATATTTCATTTTTTTGTCCTTCTCTTGGTTAGTTAGATATTATTTCTTGGCGTGTTAAGCCAATTATTTTTATGCCTTCCGTAGATAAGCCAATATCAATCATCACAGTAACTGAAATGCGGGGTATCAGGCACCTCCAGTTCGCTGCCTGATCTACCTATAAATACTCCGGGGCCACATAATAAAGTTATTTCTGAGATCGCTTTTGGATGTTTACAATAATGACCATATTCCGGATTCTTTCCGTCTTTCAGTAAGAGCGAAGCATGATATATACAATTTTTTTTACACATCTCATTTCCAGTCATATTTTAAACGGTGTTCCATCTACCTCGACATGCGAATGGCAAATTTTTTCTGTGTATATTCGGTATTCAGCCACATTTGTTACTGTATTTTTTTCACATAAGACAATTCGTGAGTAACCAAAATTATCCATAACGGCTTTGAGTATGTTTTGGGATGTGGAACAAGAAGTCATTGTTCGTCCCTGGCCTTCCATATTAGAAATACCATACAAACCTTCATAGTCTATAATTGGTTTCCATTTTTCTATCATTTTATACCTCATTCTTCCCAATCATATAAAACAAGCGTCCAGCCCTCAGGCACTTTGACCCAGCCGTATTCGACCAGTTCACCTTCAACTTCCACGGCTACTTTAACCCTGCCCCTGCTTTCTATTATCAGCATTGGGGTTTCCGGGTGTTTGAGTATCTTCGTCCGCGCCAATCCGCCACAGCCGAACGCCAATAAAATTATTGCCAGGAGTAATATGGTGATTGTTATTTTTCGCAACATACGTCCTCTCCCAGAAGCCGGTTATTCGGTCCTTTCATCGTCAATCTGTTTTTTAATTTCATTAGTGCGTTTTTTGTTACGGCCCGCATAAATCAACCCTTTCGGCTTCTGCCAAATCTTGACCAGCAGGGGCAGGATTTCCCGTAAAACGTTACCGATAAATATTGCTATTGTTGTTATCCAGTTCATAAATCTAAAATTATTTTATTGTGAGTCATCATTTATTTTCCAGGTGGGGGCGATTGCCACGAGAACCGCCCCCGGACCTTCGGCGATAATTGCCTGCCGGCCAGGCCCGCCGAGACGCGCT